TTAGCCCCGCCGTTCTACTTTCCCATGCTCGTTGCTGTAGGTCGAAGTGTTGAAGCCCAAGAAGTTAAGAAGCCCCATCGCGTCTTCTTTGCTGAACCCGTCTTCCACAAGCCCTTCAACCGTCTCTTGCACTGAAAGGGGGGCGATTAGGTCGAAGAAGGCACGGTTCCAGCCGTATTCCTTCCCTAGATAGTCTTGCCGGTCAATCATGTTGATCGTCACGCCCGCCGCCGGAGAGGCCTTTGAACGCATGAACCGTGCAACGACATCCCAACCCGTGGGGTCGCCCTTTTCTTTGAACTCGCGATCGAAGGGCGCGTCCAGATCGATTGCCCTCCCTGATGCCGTTGTGTACTTGCTTTGAGCGATCCGGCTCATGAGCACAATCGGTTGCAACAAACCTGCTCCGACATCTATTCGGGTGTTGCCGATCCGGATTTTGCCGAAGTCGGACGACGTAGGATCCATGTTGACATCGGCCCCCGCTCCCTTGGCCATGCCCAGCACCGCCGCCATGCCCCCAAGGAACTTGGCATACTCTCCCGCTATGAGCCCTCGAGCTTTCAAGGATGTCTTATCCCATCGAGCCATCGGTTGGCCAAGCGCATATTCAAACCGGGAAGTTGCATAGCGAGGCGAGAACCCGACAACGTTCAACGCTTCAGCCGCCTTGGAGAAGCCGAGACTGTCAAGAGAAGCCCCGCCCCGCCCGCTGGCAACGTTCACGTAGTTTGCGATCGCTTTCAAGTCGTCGGCACCTGGCTTGTCGCCTAAGCTCTTAACCATCCGGTCGAAAACATCGGCCCGAAGCTGATTGAGGTAGGTCACGTATGCCCGCTCCGAACCTCGGAAGGGGTTGAATCGCCGCCACTTAGTGGACCCGATAAAGTTCTTCGCGAAAGCCTCTTCACCGGCGTTCATACCGCCATCGATCGGTGAGAGATGCAACCCCGACTCCTTGTATTGAGCCGCGTTCGGACGGTTTAGAAGTTCATTCTGGTAGCGAACCGCCGCCTCAGGGGAGGCCATCGCGCGAAGTTGCCTTCCGAAAGCCTTAACCGACTTACCGGGGTTGGTGATCCCGAGAATCCAGCCCTGACGGCCCGGAGCCGAGATGTCGATCGAGCTTTTGAGGGTCTTGGGCAGGTTCCACGCGCCGACAACTTTCTCGCCAAGTCCCTTCGGTCTAAGACTCTCGATTCGCCCTTTGATCTCTCCCTTAAGAAGATCTCTTTGAGCCTTCAATCGTTCAAGTTCTCGACTTCGAGAGCGTTCCTTCTTTTGGCTGACTTTGTATTCCCCGCTTCGGAGGCTTTCCTGAAGATCGCCAATTTCCTTTTCAAGGGCTTCCCGGTACTCAGCATCGCGCTTCACCTTCGCATCGTGCGGCCGGCGAGTTTTCAGCAGTTCCCTCTCCTCGGCTTCGATGCGCTTTCGCTCCTCTCTCGCTTTGACCCTTTCCCGCTTGGTCGCTTCGCGCTGGGCCGTCCGTTCGGCATTCCGAGCCATGGATTTTCCCCGCTGGATTTCGGAGAGTTGCGCTTCAAGCTCTTGGACCCGTTGGGATTTCGTTCGCTTGGCCTTAGGGGTTTTGGCTGCTTCCACGCCCTTTTGCGCGGCATCAATCTCTTCGATAAGCTTTGCCTCGCGCTGAAGGTCATTCAGCCGCTGCCGTGCCTCGGGAACCGTGCGAGGGGTTGCGTCGGGACTATCCATCCCCGCGAGTGCCCGGCGAACATCGCTATCCGAAACCTCGTCAAGCCCCCCCTCCGAAAGATGCCCTTTGAGCTTCGTTACGAGTTCGTCCAGCTGCGCCACGCCCGCCTCGATCTCAAGTTTCGCTACCTTCATAAGGGCACGGTAAAGGTCTTCATTTGAAAAGACCGAACCGAGGTTAGACGACATGCCAGAGTTGAGGGCTTTCTTGATGGCTTCGCTTAGTTCAGCCTTGGCCGGAGCGAGGTCGTTCTTGATGGCTTCCATCGATCGACGGGGGCCGCGCCGATACTGCGTCTGTCGTCGAAGCAACTCCGCATCTGCAGAACGTCGCTCAAGGGCCGCGATCTGCGCTTCTTTGGCCTCCAGGTCTTTATGAAGGGCTTCAAACTGGCGAACCTCTTTCTCGGTTAGGGATTTGCCCTTTGAAGCTTTCGCCCGGCTCTTGATGGAGACAAGGTCGAAGTCTTCGTTGATCGTGAGTTTCCGCGCCGCCAAGGCCCGCCCTTGCGCCGTTCCTGCACGGTGAAGGGCTTCCGTCAGCTTGGAATGCTCATCCTCGATCGAAACGATCTGTTTACCGAGCATGTCCACGTCATCACCAACCGCCGTAGAAAGCTCCCTGAGGGCCTCCGCATGACGGTTCTTGAGCTGCTGGAGCCTCGACACGACGTGGGCGGTTTCCTGTGCGCTCCAAGGTCGATCGGTCTTCCCGTCGACGACGTATTTCGCCTCCTCGGGATGCGACTTGGAAACGAGTTCTTCAAAGGTGACCTTCTCCCCCTTTTCAATGGGTTCTTGCCCCATGCGGAGCCGGTCGGACTGAAGATCGGCTTGCCGGGCCGATGTCGGTGGCATGTCTGGCAATTCGGCCGTCTGGTCTTCGGGGATGTACTTGGGAATTTCCTTCTTGAGTTTGCCCTCATCCAATGGGCGCTGCAGTTCCTTTTGCGATTTGAGGAACCCGCCGAGTTCGTCGGCCATCGCCTGAACGATCTTTCGCGGAACGATCAAAGCCTTTGAGCCCAAGCCCTCCTCGAGGTCCATCAGGTCAAGTTCCCTGGTCGCAATTTCCTGCGTCGTGCGCCCTGTCACTCTCTCCCCGCGACTCATGGCCTGAAGGTCCAAATCCGTGAGATAAAGAACTTCGTCGCCCGAATCCGAAGCGATCTGGACAAGCCGGTTTCTCAATGGGCGCGGTAGATCGTTGATGTGGATCATTGCCGCGGGAGTGCGCCGGTCCACCCGAAGCGTTCCATCTCGCTTCCGGTATGCCCTCCAATAGGTGCGGGCTTCCTTGTCTGTCGCGGTTTTGAGAACACCCTTAAGTTGATCCAGGTCTTCCTTCGCCGCGTCCGTGTCGACAATCTTTTCCCAATCGTCCTGTTGCTTCTTTATGAGGGCTTCGCGAACATCGGTCATCGCCTCATTCACGTTAGTTGAGAAGTCGTCATAGGGCTTGCCCGTGATCTTTCGGTAGGTCGCCTTAAACAAGTCTTCGTCGAAGGATTCCGAATCGAAGTTAAGCCTGGCGTCATCTGGATCAAGGCGCATGATCTCATCGACGGGTTCCTTTGTATAGCGGGAGAGAATCCGATTGCGAAGGTTCCGATGTTCGACGTCGCCTTCGAGCCGGTCGGGAGTAACAGGTTCCTTGGAAATCTGCCTTATATTATCGGGCGGTTTTACAGTCGGAGGATCGCCCCTCCCCGCCGAAGCCGAGAATAGGTCATCCTGATCCGCTGCTCCGAAAAGATCACCGGTCTTTTGATCGATCCGGCGCCGGAAGCCCATGCCCGCATCAACGATGGCTTTGTATGCCTCCTCTTGAGTCGCGCCCTGCGACATGAGGTGATCCATCGCCCCTTCTCCGGGGTTCGGGTGATCGGTGCCGAACTGCTGCTTCCACGCCTTGGCCAAGTCGCCAAGTTGGGCCTCTCGCGTCGGAACCTTTTCTTCCCCAACCGCAAAGAGATTGTCGGGATCGGCATCCGGACGGGGTTTCGGCACGATCTTGTTTGACCGCGGTGTGCCCTCGATCTGGATGTCCCCTCCCATGCGCGGGATCTCCATTTCACGCGCCCCTGCCGACAATGGCCGGCCGTATTGCGTTTCGCTTAGAAGAGTGTCGCCTTGCTCGGCAAGGATTCTCGCTGCAATCTGGTCTGCCGCTTCGTCCGTGCCCCCGAAAGCCCGCTTCCAGAGAGCAGAGACGCCTTTCTGACCACCCTTGAGGGCCTTGGAGACAACGGCACCTCCGAACACCTCAAGCAAAGCCTCCGCGCCGCCCTTTAGACGCTCCTCCGTAGAAGAGCGAGGGTCGGCAACCTGCAACGCCCCGCCCGCAACGTTCGTCGGGACTTGGAGCAATCCGCCGGCGAGTCCTGAGATTTGACCACCGACGAAACCCCCAGCCTGCTTCTTGACGTCATCCGGTACGAGGAACCCGCCCGGCATCATGGCCGGGCCGAGGGTCTTCCCCGCTTCAACGCCGGCGCTGGTCACCAGGTCATAGATTTGGTTCCCCGCTTCCGTGATTCGTCGACCAATTGTCGTATCCCCGACGATTTCAGCGTTGCCGCCATACTCTTTCACCGGAGCCCGTCCCGGAATGAGATCGGGGTATTCGTTGGCAAGGAAAAGGTCTGCCGATTTGCCGTATTGCGCCGCCCGGTCTTCGGCTTCCATCATGCGGATAGCCCCCGCCTCTGTGCCATCCCAAAGGTATTTGCGCCCGCTAGGTGCTGTTTTGATGGTCGGTCCAGATTCTTCGACTCCTACGGCTTTCTTGGCGATGTCAGCCGCCGTTTTGGTTGCCGCGGCTACGCGATCAGCCCTTTCGTCGGCCTTCGTGCTCATCTTGCGACGTGCGCGAGTTTCCTGGACATACTCGGCTTTGTTGGGATCGAAGGCAGGGGCTTTCTTCTTTTCCTCTTCAAGTTGCTTCGCTTTGGCCCGCATGTACTTTTGCGATCGACCGCTATACAACTCCCCGACGCTGTAACCCTTGCCCGATTGGCCGAGTCCACCGCCCGCACTAGAGCCTTGAGTGCCTTTGAGTCTCACTTCCAACCTCGCGATTTGAGGGCTTCTTCAGCCTTCTTTTTCTCAGCTTCGACTTTCTTTTCGGCTTCGCGCTGCTTAGCGCGTTGATACTTTGCTGATCGCCCCGCCAGATTCCCGACATTGCCACCGGTGGCCGCGCCCGAGGTGGCGTTTGGAGTGCTCGGCTTGGGAACTGCGGGTTTTGGAGCCGGGCTCCCTCCCGCCGGCGCGAAACCAGGATCAACGAGAGCCTCGTCACCAAGTGCCCCCGTTCGATTCCAAGTCCCCGGAGGTAGACCTGTACCGGCAAGCTCGGCAGCCGGTTGGGCCGGAAGATTCGAGAGGTCGGTTAGTCCATCGAGCCTCCCCTGAATTTCCGTGATTCGGGCATCGAGCTTTTGCAGACGAGTTTCCTTCGCCGCGCGTCCTGAAACGACGTTGACCACCCCGCCAAGCATGCCCCCTGGCTTGGTGCCGATTTCGCTTTCGATCTTCGCCCGCTCTTTAACGTGGGCGTCGAGTTCCTTCTTGAGGGCATCGATAGCTGGGCCGTTCTGAACCTTCCAAAGAGCCATCTGGTTATCGAACTGCGTGTTCCCGATCGTGTTCGCTGCCAGGCTTCGCGCGATTTCAACCCTCATCATCGTCGCCCGGAGGTAATCGGGGTAGTGCTTGGTCCGCGTTTCCAGCCAGGTGATTTGCGCGTCGTTTAGGTCGAGCTTGCCTTGGAGTTGCATAGGAAGGAACTCATTAACAATGCGTTGCGCTTCGTTCTTGAGAATCTGTCCCTTCGTTTGCGCCTCTTTATACTCGACCCCCGCCATTTGCGCGAGTTCCGCGGGAGTCATGTTTCCGATGGCTGTGGCCTGTCCTTCGGAGTAACCTCGATTGATGGCTTCCATGTACCTCGCTGCCGGTGATTTGGCGATGACGGACGTTAGCCATGCCCGATCATCAGCTGACTTGAACCCAATGCGACGCGTCTCATTGTTCGCTTCATTCCGCTTGTCGAGACGATTCTGAACTTCGATGTCCCGGGCCATTTGGGCATCGAACCGCGCATTTTGCCCCCTCTCGGCGAGGTCCCGCTGCTCCAGGGTCGCGATCTGACCGAGTTGCGCGAGGTTGCCCTTTCCGGCGGCCACTTCGGCATTGTAAGCATCTAGCTGTGCCTTGAAGTTGGCGTCTCGGCTCTTGGTCGCTTCGTTAAGCGCGAGGGCCATGTAATCTCCGGCGTAACGAGGATCACGAGCCCCGGCGATCGCGGAAGCAAGAACATTGAGCCCGCCCGGGGCTTGCACGTCGCCCATTTGGGGAGCCGTTGGAGCTGGGGCCGACGCCGCCGCCCGCAATTCCTCGAGCGCGGCGCGGAACCCCGAGTCGTCCAATCCGGCGACCTGGGGCAGAATCTCTTCTGTCGCTTGCTGCACTTCCGTTTCGGCTGCCATCCTTTCTCGCTCGGCTACCGGGTCAAGCCCCTGCAAAGCCATATTGAGATCTTCTTTGGAAGTGTCCTGCCTTCGCGCCTGGCTGGCTAGCTGAAGGTACGCGTTATCGAGGGTGGCCGAAATGTCGTACCGATTGGCTGGAAGGTGCTCGAAGTCAACGGGAATCCGCATTTACATTGCTCCCGCGAGCCGCGCCCAATTTACGCGGGAGATAGCGGGCTTTTTGAACCCGTACCCCGCGCCAACCTTCGCCGCATCGACCGCCCCTTGAATCGCTCCGGAGCTGCCTCTTTGTCCCCCGCTAAGCATGGTCGACCATTTCGAGAGGAACGGTTGTGCCGCCTGAAGAACCGAACCGTAGCGGTCCCCCTGCTGAGGCTCCGAAACGTAGGGTTGAATCCCGGCGTTGATGCTGGAGAGGTCGCGCAACTCTTGGCCTGGGAGTTCGTTGCGGATGTCGTTGGCCATCTGATCGAAACGATATCGGTATTGGTTGCTCGCGCTTGTTAGCATTTGCTGGGGTGCCGAATCTCCGGGCCGGTAACCCGCCGTCCGCGCCGCTCCTGCGAGGTTGTCGAGATCACGGGCCGACCTGGTTTGGTAATCCTGGGTCAACTGAGTGATCCGCTTCTCAGGATCGTAGAACCCTTCGCTCTTGCGCTGGTTATACGTGTCCATCAAAAGCTTGTAGAGCTCCCGGCGACGGGCATTCTCTTCCCGCGCGATCGCTACGTTGGGGTCTTCTTTCCCCCCGCCGAAAAGCGAAGAAACGAGGCCGGCACCGGCAATGAAGTCATCGATTCCGAAAGGCATGTTTGTCTCCTAGGAGGTCACCGCTTTGATGACCGAGAAGTTAAGAACGAGGGCTTCCGATAGGTTGGAGCCTGAGAAGTTGTAGACCTGGATGCGGCATGATCCTGCCGCGACGGCCGTAACGGTGACGATGTAAGAATCCGCGGTTGCCGCTGAGGCAATGTTAACGATCACCGTGTCGGTGGCCGCGATCGCGGAGTTTGTGAGGGTGAAGCTGACTGACGTCGCCGCATTGAGAGCGGCATTGTTCATGGTGATTTGCCCGCAAACCTTGTTGAGCGTGACTCCCGTCGCCTTAGAAGTCGCCTGGGTGACCGTGCCGCCCGCCCCCGTGCCGTAGCCTAAGCCGTTCGTGTCGTGGATCGACTTTAAGCCACCATCGGTGTGCAGGATCAGCGAAGCCCCCCGGAAGAGTCGGACATTCGAGAAGAGAATTCCATCCCGACTACCCGCCGTGCCCTGAATACGAATCGCCGCTGTGGTCGTGCCGGTGAACGCTCCGGGGTCGGGCATTGCCCCGATGTCGATTCCTAGCCGAACCTGACCGTTAGCGGTATGGGCGTTCATGTTCCCCAATGGGAAAACCCCATAGCCAATCATCGTTGTCATGGTCCCCGCCGAGAACACTCGCGGGTGAGTAACGAATCCATAGGCGGTACCGATCGTGCCGCCCGGAGAAGCAGACCGCGGAAAGTCAGCGCGGAAACCGTTCCAAGTTGTGATCGTCGCCCCGCTCGATACATCCCAGCCCAAGGCGTAGCAATGGGTCATGTCCGTTAGGGTCCCGGTCGAAGCCGATTGACCAAAGAAAAGAGCTGCGATCGCTCTCGTGATCGTGCCCGTTCCAGTGTGCTGAACCGCACCCTCGAGGCCTGTAATGCCCGCCGTCGAGTTCGTATAGTTCTGGTTGCCCGATGCTGTGGCCGTGAAAGCAAGGCCGAAGGTGCGAACCGCCGTCGCTGACGCTGGGTTCGCGGTGTGGCTCACAAGGATGCCGTAAACATCGGCCGCTGTCTGAGTGTTCGTTGGGGGCGAAATCGTCAGACGGTCGGGGATCAAACAGGTATCCGCTGCCGATCGGTAAATCTGCACATCGCCGCCGATCAGGATCCCGGCTGAGGCCCCCGTTGCGGCTAGAGCGAGTTGGTCCGTCGACGAATTGTAGGTGAAGTTCGCATCGTGGGTGAGTATCCCGCCTGTGCCGCTAAAGATCACGCGCCCTGACGGGATTGCTGACACCGTGACCCCCGCGAAGGTGTAGGTTCCCGAGGAAACGTTCCATTTGTTGGGCGACACCTGCCAATCGAGAACACCCGAGCTATCTGACCAAACCTTGAGCTTGCATTGCTCCGAGGAACTAAGGGTAATCAGAGTCGTTCCTGCCTGATTCTTGATCGTGATGAGCTGGGTCCCGCAGTTCTGGACGATCAACCAAGCCGCCCGACGGGCATTGGGAAGCGTGAGGTCTGCTGCTGTGGTGCAATTCACGTAATGCGCCCGGCAAACGGCATGCGCGGGGATCGTTTTGGCCTTTGCGAGTTCGTAGAAGCTCCCTGGGTACACGCCCCCAGCCTGGGCGGGTGGGGTTGGACTCTCCGATCGGGTTTCGATCTGGTTGACCCGTTGGTCCACCTCTTGCAGGGCTACCCTGACCTGCTCAGACCAGGCGAGGAGGGCCGCTCCCGCGCTCTTAGGCAGCGATAGGAGCCGCATTAATAGCGAACCCTCTCGTTAAGCTGAACCTCGTTTATGACCGCGCCGAGGATAACTGCGTCGTCGCCAAGGTCTGTCAACGTATCCGACGCCACCCAACCAAAGCTATAGGTGAGTTCCTTTCCTGTTGCCGTAATGGGAAACCTGACCCATGCCTTGCCGGTTTGAAAGGTCTTGCCGTTGAGGGTCGGGGGTGCCCCGGCCCATTCGACATATGCATTGACGGTCCTGCGATATGCGCCGCCCAAGGTTGCACTTTGCCAATAGACGCTGGTTTTTTGGACGTCCGGCACTCCCCCCGTCTTCGCCAAGATCGATGTGCCACCGTCGCGACCGGACCCAGCGTAAGGGTTCTCGACCGGATTCGCGCTCGTCCAGTCGTACTCCATCATGAGGAGCCGCCCGGAGTGATCCATGACGTAATAGCCGCGACGCTCGGTCGAAGACACATAGCGCAACTTGAGATCGTTGGCCGTGCCCGACCAGACGTATTCTTTGAGTTCCCATTGGCGGGAGCCATCAACGGCCGATACCGGCGCGAACCGCATAACCCGCCGGCGTCCGTTGCAAAGGTTCAGTCCATTGCCAAAGTGGTCTACATATAGCCTCGCGATCGACGTCCAAGCGGTTTGGGTTGACTCCAGCGTCTGCAAAGCCATCAAAGAATAGAGGTCTTGTCCCGAAAGCGTGGCTCCGATCCCCAACGCATCGCTAACCTCGATCAGCCGGAAGCCCGAAATACCATCGAAGCTTTGATCGACCAAAGCGAACCAAATCTTCGTGCCATCTTTAGACAGGAAAGCAACTCCGGGATTCCCGGCGTCATCCTTCCAGAGGCAGCAAGCAAGCTTGTTCGCGCAGCCGACCGAGTCGGGCAGCTTCTTGGGAGGCGTAGCTTCGAGCGGGGTATTGCCGACTTGGGCGTACACGCCGTTCGAGCCCAGAATGATAGCGACGTCGCCCACGCTGAAGATGGCCAAGGGCTCATCGCCATAGTTATCTGCCAGGCTAAAGGTGTTGCCCTGATTCAGGTCTTCGTCCGGTAAGTTCTCATCAATGTCTTCCGCGAACCGCTCCGCGTTGCCGATCCGGGTCCATCGAATGTTTCGGTAGCCTCCCTTCGTTCCCCAAATGACACACCCCTTGTGAGGCGTCCCGCAGGTCATCATGTCGAACTTGGCCCCGCCCGTTCCGCTGTATAGGGTGGTGATCTGGCGGCAATCGTCCGCGGTGCGGTATTCGGTCCATGTCGACGTCGTCGGGCTCGTACCGCCGTCATTTTGAGAGACGAGCTGCACCCACTTCCCATCGATGCGCGTGTAAAGCTGAACCTTGTCGACGGCGGCATCGCTGGAAGCCGTCATCGTGAAGGTGATATGAACGCCAAGCCCATCAAGGCCCGGAACCGGATTGGAGCCAATGAGCTCGGTGTTCGGGATCTTCAGGTATTGCGTACTGCCGCCCTTGCTGACCCCATAGAGACTCGATTCGAAGTTTGTTGAGGAGATCAGATTGGCGTACGCGAAAAGCCGGTGATCGCCTTCACTAAGAGGGCTCATTCGCATGTCCGTCTTGCCGACGGTGTACGGCTTCACTTCAAGGAAACCGGCTTCCTCGATCGAGTCGAAGAAGCATTCGATCTTGACAAACTCCATTGAGCTCCAATCGCTCCGGGTCACCTTTTTGAACCGACATCGAATCGTATAGGTGTAGCCGGATGACGCGTTGCCGGATTCAATGACCTTGACTTCCTCCGGAACAAATTCCGTTCCGGCCGTGTTGAAGAACGTCGGCTTGATCGAGCTGACATTAAGCCGGGAGCCGTTCACCCCGAAAGGCGACGCCGGTTCGACCGGCTTCATGGTGAACTGAAAGATGTCGTTCTTCGTGTAGTCTTTCGCGCCGCCCGAAGTCTCGGAGATATCTAGCTTAAAACTGCTGACCTGTAGAGCCGCCGTCGAATAAATGATCTTCGCGGTGCCGTCTGACAAGACCGACGAACTCAGGGCGCCGGAGGTGTTGAAGAACCCGCCCGTCACGACCATTTCGGCAGCGTTGGTTAAATCGATGCCGGTAAAGACTTGAGAGGTGTAGGCCGCGCTGATCGCATAGCCAAGGGCGACGGTGGGAGCGGGAGCAACGCCCATCGGCGTGAAACTCGAATTATTTCCGGGGGCATGTTTCCAGACGGGATAAGTGTCGTTCGGATTGATGAAGTAGCTCCACAACGTGCCATCGCTAACGAAGGTGAAAGCGGTCCAATCCGAGGAATGCAGCGAGACGCCTGAGCCGCCGTTCGTGATCACCGTCGGCGCACCTGTGGAGATATTGCGCGAGTAGGGCCGGGTGGCGACTCCCAAATTCTCGATGGTAACGAACTCTTCGATCAGGGTGTTGCTGGAGTCGTATCCTTGGATGTATTCAAGGCCCCATACAGAGGCGAACCCGCTTTGAGCCGCTTCTAGGACGTCGTAGCCTAGGCGTGGCTGAAGGGCTCCGTCCACGAGCCGCATGTTCAACCCAGCCGCCGAGTAAGGGTCCCGAATTATGCCGCCGTGCAGCCTCGTCTGCAACCCGAGGAACGGGCCGAACTTGCGCTTGAAAGTCTTCATCAGAGGTCGATAAAGTCGGGGTAGGGCGTGGGTGAAAACGAGAAGCGGGAGATCATGTTTTGGTTCTCAGACTTCGTTTCCTGAATGGCATCATAGGCCCGTGCGCTATATCTTTTAACGCGCTGTAAAGCTTCGTCGGCGGCGATCTGTGGATCGGAGGCATACACCGCGGTCACAAAGCAAACCGCTTCATGCAGATCGATCGGGATGTCGGGTTCGGTAGAGTCGCCGCTTCCATTGACCAGCGGCGGTGCGTAAACTCGACCGGCTAAGAAGTTGCTCCCGTCGCTGATCACCTGAGCGGAAGGGGCGGGGTCGAGAATGATCTTCCCCTCATTGAATTGCACGGCGCGAACCGGAACTCCGGCGTCATGCGCCTCCCAAGAGGGATATTCGGTTTCCAGTTGAGCGTAAGACCAGAGCCCCACTTGGTCGGTGCCATATTTGCGGAGCTTCTTTCCGTTAATGGTGACCGAGTAGACCCGGATCATCTTTTGGGTGACGACGGGCGTCGTGGTGTCTTGCACATTCTGAATGGCCTGAGACGCAACCGGGGTGAGGGTGACCTTCGGGTTGAAAAGGTAGATCTCCCGGCTTACCCATCGGAGTCCAGCATTGAGCTGCGTGGTTAAGTCCGCAGCTCCCGGCGTTTCGCCTTTGAAGTTGTCGAGGTCCAAAGCTAGGAGTTCCCCGACCAGTGTTCGCATTTCGCTCAGAGTCATAAGCTTCTAAAAAAGCCCCTCCCCGAAGGGAGAGGCAAGGTTGCTACTCGGCTGTTTCCGATGTCTTCTTAGGCGTGCGCTTCTTCGCCGGAGGCTTTGAGCCCTTGGGCTTCTCCTTTGGCTTGGAAGGCGTCGATGGCGGCGTTTCGGCGGGCGGCGATGCGACCACGGTCGTAACCGACGGCAGTTCGCTTGACCCGTCCGAAACCGTCTGCATGGGAGCGGTCCCCTGAGCATCTTCCATCCCTTCAAAGGCGGGAGTTTCCTCGGGGGGTTCAGGATTGGGGAGAGGGAAATGAGCATCAAGCTGACGCCGGATATCATTTGCCGCCTCCTCGGTAACGTGGGCCGAGTATGTGCGCCCCTGAATAGCGCACACCACGGCCAGGCAGATTGTTTTCATTACGCATCGACCTCGAAGAGAGCGAAGTCGACGACTCCGTATCTCTGCGTCGTGCCATTGACCCGGAAGGCAAGAATCGCCCGAAGGGTCGCGGCGGTCGTTGCAAGCATCGTGTAGATGGCCGTGACCTGGTTAGCGGTCATTTGAGTGACGTAGCCGTTCACGATCCATTGACCCCAACTATCGCTTGCCGAGTCCCCAGCCTTGAACTTGATGCCAAGCTCAACAAAGGTTCCGGCAACCAGGCTTACCGCACTGGCGGTTCCGTCTGAGTCGTTGAAGCTTGTCAGGTCATCGGCGGCTTGCGAGTTCTCGATGACCCTGCCCGTGAGGCCGGCGTTGTCGTGAACCTTGATGAAGTACACGCCGTCCGCTGGCGCACTCGAACCGGGAACCGTCGAAGTGCTCGTAACAAAGCCCGCTACAAAGCCGAATGACGTCGCATGACTCACGTAAAGCCGTGCCGTCATCGTCCAGACCTTGTCAGCCGCGATCGTGGCCGTAACCTTCGAAGCCGTCGTGATATCGTCTTCGTCGGTGGCCGGATCGGCGGTTGTGAAGTGAAGGCCGTCGGCCCCCATTGCGATGGTCGAAGAGTTCTCCTTTGTCTCCTCGTAGTTGGCGGCGACGTATGGCCACCAAGGGCCAATCGCCATCAGTGTCTTCTTGCCGCCCAAGGCCGAAGCGAAGGGGTTCGCGGCATGAAAGGCGTATTTCAGATTGCTCCGGTGGACGTGCATCCGCGAAAGATCAGATGACGCTTGCCCGGGGTGCGTCGGAATCCCGACGTCAATTTGTGTGCCCAATGTTTTCTCCTTAAGGGCGGGCGTAATCGCCCGCCCAAGGTCGTTGCTTTCTTAGGACTCGATCCCCAAGAGAAGCTGGGAGCCGTTCGGCCGCTTGCATAGGAACTGCGCGAAGATGTCGAAGGGAGCCACGTACATGGCCTTGACACCCGGGTCGCGAATCCAAAGCGACTTGGCGTCGAAGAGATCGACGTCCTTTCGCCAGAAGCCCCAGTCTTCACTGGTACCGTGGCCGAGGGTGCCCTCTTCTGCCCGCTGATCGAGCAAGTAATCGACGCTGCCGAAGCCAACCCAAATGCCCTTGAACTCGTTCATAGAGTCCTTCTGGGTGATGTGGGTGTACTGCGTCACCGCGTTCCAGATGTAGCTGTAAACGTTGGTTCCGCAGATTCCGAAGTCGGGCGGCGGGCCACCATTGACCACGATGTCCAGGATGCTCTTTTGGAGCTTCTGGACGGTGATCGCGCGTACTCCAACTTGAGTCGTCGCGCCCCGAAGATCGGCGTTTGCCGCATCGGACCGGTCCAGACCATAGGTCGCGTAGGTGGCTTCGGACCCCGAAGTTCCGTCGCTCATTGCGTGACGCCAAGTTCCGAGTGAGGTTTGGTAGTTCGATACGGCCGAGGTCGAGTTCATGCCGTTGCCGAGCTTCTTCTCGATCGAGAGCGTAATCTGTCGGAATCGCTTTTTGAAGAATTCCGCGCCCTTGCGCTCCTTACCCGCGATCTTCGTCCACTCCGAAACCGGGATTCCCGGCTTATGGTTGTAGTGGGTGAAGTCGAACTCAACCGCTCCCCAATAGTCGTCCGCGGCGGTGATAGAAGCCGAAGCCCCTTCACCGGAAACGCCATTGGCGATGGTGTCGATATCGTCCAGCTTGCCAAGGAAGGTGATTTCGACCTTGTTACCGGTCACCTTCTCCATGCGCTCGAACTTGAATCCGCCTTCCGGCGTTTTCGTTTTCTTGCCCAGGATCTTGTAGAGCAGTCCGTTGTGCTTGCGAACCATCTCGATCGGCATGTCGTTCGACCAGAGTTGGTTCCACGTGTTGGCGAGGAAGTTAGTGTTGAGTGATGTTCCGGCCCATAGAGCCATGTCGAACCTCCGTTTCGGTCGGTCCGACGCTAAGTCGAGTGAAGCTACTCGCCCGTGCCAGAAGCTACGCGCTCGTACATGTCATCCCAATCCTCATCCTTCGCGATTGGCCGCTCCGGATTGCGGCTTGCGCCGCGATTGAGGGTGGGAGCCCGCTTTTGCCCTTTCGAAGAAGCCACCTTGGATTTGTGGTCAGCGTAATCGTCGGGGAACGCCGCTTTCGCCGCGTGTAGGGGGTCGAGGTTCGGGAACTTCTGCATAGCTTCCGCGACCTTCGCGGGAGAGAGCTTCCATCCCGTCGTCGATCGCAGCCGCTGTGCGACTTGTTCAGCCCTGGTTTGTAGCTTTTGAGCTTCCTGTTGACGTTGAGTTTCCGCTTTCTGACGGTCTTCAGCTTCCCGCTGCTTGACGGCGTCTCGGCGGTCCTTCTCTCGCATTTCCCAGCGGAGTAGGCGCAACTGGTAATCGTTACGCATCTCTCCCTTGGAGTCCCAACCTTCTTCGTCCCACTTTTCAAAGTCGGGCTCTTCCGGCATAGGGTCCTTCGGATCAAGCTGCTTTGATTGCTCCGAGTCCTGGGATTCTTCCGCAAAGGATTTGCCGACCAGTTGGGAAGCAAGTTCCTCTGGTGACATCTTGCGGGCTTTAGCCATAACCTCAAAGGCTCCCCTCAGGTTTTCGACGGGGGCGTCAAAGAGCACAAGGGACATGTTTTGTTCCCGAGTGATCGTCTCTTTGAAGCGAGCCTCGTATTCCTTTAGGGACTTCGAGAGTTCCGGCTTGCTTTTTAGGGCGTCGTAAATGCCCTCGTCTAGGGTTGGCTCGTTGCCGTTTTTGTCGGATAGGTCTTCGTCTTCCGATGCGTCGGTATCGTCGTCGTCTTCGCTATCCTCGGCGTCCTGATCGTCGTCATCGTCTGCGTCCGCATCCTGATGTTGATCACGGTTTCCAGCGGGCTTGGCGGCGCCGCTCTCGGGGGTGTCGTCTTCGTCTTCGTCGTGGTTGTCGCCACTAATTGCCGCGTCGTACGCGGAATCGAGTTCTTCGTCTTCCATTAGGTGAAGTGCTCCTTATAGCTGGGGGTTGTCGCCCCCAAATCGTGTTTAGACCGGCACCGCCGGTTGCGCTGGTTGGCCCGTGGCAGGATCCACGGGCGGCGCGGGCGGTTGGGCCATCGCTTCGGCCATATCGTCTTCGCCCATCGCTTCCAAAAGCTTTTTGAGGAGCCAGGCGGGGTTTGCTCCAAACTTTCCAGCCATGGCCAAGCGGGCGGCTTCGCGCTCGATTTCTTGGTCGGCGTCAACAGCCTTAAGACTTGCCGCGTCCAGCAAAATCCGGCTCGGCTCCATGAACCATTGGTCAAGAGCGGTCACAGGGTTCGCCGGATCGTTGATCAGCAGGTTTCGCCCGTTGATGTCGAGCCATCGGGGTTGCCGGTCATATCGCTTGGCGAAAGCGAAGGTGGTCTTAGCGGATCGGATAAAGAACTTTGTCGCTTGCAGTTCGGCCCAGCTTTGAGCGATCTTGCCGCGTTGGTCCAAGAGTTGAACCTCGCCGAGGGTCTTGTCTTGGGTCGTGGTGTTCCCGCGGTCGATGTCGCTTTGGCCAGAGTCTGCGCTATACTGCCGATCCCAGAGTTGGTACATCGAGAAGAGACTCGAAGCAATCTCCATCCCGTTGAACACCTCGAGGGCGGGCGTGTTGGTCCCCGGAGGCGGGCTCTTGAGCCTCGCCCGGAGCTGCGTTCCCGCGAGGATGCCCTGCAAGTCGTCAGGATCGAACCGGCTAACGTCAAAGCCCTGGAAGCCAGGCATCTTGAGGATTTGCCGCATGGCCCTCTCGATGTGGTTAATCATTTCCTGCGTCGGAATCTGGAAAGCGATCTGACCAATCCCTCGGAACATTCCCGGCAGCAGAACATGAAGATAGTAGGATGTAGGCAGCCGGTTCCCGATCGGGTTCTCACGACGATAGCAAACACCCTCGCCGTCGAGAGTGCCAAGCAACGTGGCCATCGTGGGAGTTCCGCCATCCCAACCGCGATCGTAGTACCGGATTACTCGACATTGCTTAACCGTGTAGTTTCCGCTGCTTTGTTGAGTGTTCCGAACCGCTCTTTCAGCCTTGTCTTTGCCGTAAATCTGAACCGCGATGTCATAGTCGATGTAATCAACGAATGCGATGACCCGGCTCTTAGCGGGGTTCCTCGCCGTGCGATCCCAAAAGGTCTGCAAAAGAGGGGAATGCCGGCAAGTCGTCCGCTGAAAGCCTGATTCCGGGATATCTTCCATCCCGTGCTCAACCCAGCCCATTCCGTGGCCCTGGCCGTCCATGAACGCGGAATCATGCTCCGTAGCCCAACCGTCATCGGTAAAGTCGCCCTGGTCAGAGCTGCTCTCGGAATAGCACTCCTCGTAGTATTTGCTCCGAACCAAGCCGACGACGGCGGGCACGTCGGGGCATGTGATCTTGGGCGTCTGCTGCATGACCGAAGTCAAGGCCCAAAACTGCGCGTTGGCGATGCGCCTGGATGCGCCCGTCTCCGCAAAAGTCGGCGTCGTATCGCCATAGTCGGGAAGGTCGCCATCGTGCTTTGGGGCAAGCGCAGCTTGGGAGTCCCATTTCTCTCCGAATGCGTACAGCTGTTCGCGCCGAACCCGCGTGTAATACCGCTGGTCGTAGCATGAGAGAATGTTCTCGCGAATCTGCTCTTTGGAAGTCAGCTTGCCTTTCATTAGTAGTGTCGTTTCTTAAGGTGCTCGGGACATTGGGGCCGCAGTTCAAGCGGGCCCCGTTCGCAAATGGTCACTTCCCCGCTAAGGATTTGCTCGGACATATCCTCGTAGTGCTTTTGCACTCGCCTGACTGCTTCCAGCTCGCCCGGCGGGAGATCGTTCAAGTTTCGATAACGCTCATCCGGGAGGGCGTTAAAGGTATTGGCTGCGTCGACCTTCTCGGCCATTTCGCCGCACTCGCACCGGCCACATTCTTTTCGAGTCGTGACGTCGTAGAACGTGGCCCCGCAAGTGCATTGATATTGAAACTGAGGCATTAAGCGACCTCGAACACACAGCCGGCGAGTCGGTCCGGGAAGATGCGCCGCTTTGTTTTCGTGGCATCGACGACTTCGCGGGAGCGGTCGATTTGAGCCTGTAGTTGCTCTACCTCTGCCTTTCTCGACGCGAGTTCTCGCTGGCCCTCGGCGTAGGCTTTCGGGTCTTTGCGATACGACTCCAAAACCTTCTCGATGTCTTTGATGCGGCGCACGTGAGGAGCCATTTCCCTTTCGAAGCGTGAAATGAAGTCTTGGGCCCGCCGGAAGTCGGCGTAACCGGTCGTGGTTTCGAGAACGATGCCCTTATCGGTGACCTGGGTCAAATAGTGCGTCCCGTCTGGAGCCGTGTATTCGGGCTTGAAGCGGGCAAACTCCGGAAGCTTGTCATGGCGGCCAACCTGCATCATGAGGAGCCGAATGACGGGCATAGGCAGCTTGATCGTCTTTACGGGTTCTACAGGCTCCTCGGCAGCAAGGTCAACTCCCGCTTTGTACGGAGTCGCCAAAGCCATCAAGAATGCCACTTGAAGGTCCCTATCGTCCTGTTCGGTGAAAGCCTGACCGTCGTCGTGGGCCATTTTGTTCCTGAACGTCAAAGCGAATTGCCGGGCGTGGGCCAGTGTGAGCGCGTCTCGCTCCTCCGTTTTCGCCCATTCTGAGAGCGGAATAAAATGATGCTGCCGCAAGTCTAGTGCACCGCGGAGGCGCACGAACGCCGTGAAAAGGAACTTGACATCTCTTGGGAAGCCGATGCACCCTTCGACGTCGAAGCAGCCGACTTCGATTGATTCAATGATGCTCTCAGCAGAAACACCATTCTGTTCCTTGATCGTGTCGGGCGAATCGAGCCGAGTTGCTATTTCATCCTGGGCAGCCTTGATTTGCTCCATTGGCCGCATATCGTCCGGCTTGGGCGTCAGATCGATTTCAGTAGCCGAATCCGTCGTCTCCGCTTGCTTCGGCAATGGCGAGTTTGAGTCTTCGGTAGTACTCGGGGCTGCCGTGGATTGGGGTTTCTTCCTCATGTACAAGTTCTCCTAGTAGTGACCAGAGGAGCCGGTAGGCTCCGCTCAGGGCGTCGATCTGGTCATCATGCGTAAGTCCGAGGCCGTCAAAGACGATCGCCTCATTGATGAAAGGTTGGATCCAATGCGTATTGCCTTCCGCGAGAACGATCCTGAACTTATCGTTCTTAGCGCGGGCGGCGACACCGGATGCCCGTTGCTTCTTATCACCGTCCGGAACGACGGGCCAAAGAGGAACGGCGCCCATGCGGGCGTTCGGGTCGAAGATGCCAAGCCGGAAAAGGTCTTGGATCATTGCCAGCTGCCAAAAGACCTTCTCGACGCCGACGGCATACTCGTAACCGTTCTTTCGGCACCATTCGTAGTCTAGGCGCGTGGTTTGCTCGATAATGTCGCAAGCCGATGGCCATTGCTCTCGGAAGCGAACCATGTCTTTGAGCCAGACCGTATGATCTGGACCGATCCCAACCAACGCACCTGCGAAATAGTCGTCGGTGCTCTTGGCTTCGGCGGCGGTAAGGTCCCAAAACCGAACCCATAGCTTGATGGGTGGGTGATCAGCTTCCGTCTTGAGCCATTGCCGAAGGAAGAAAGCTCCCTCGGGTGGCCGAGGGCGACCCTGATACTGAGAAAGAAAGACCTGGGGCTCTCGATCTCGCTTTTTGTAGATCGTCTCCGGCGATCGCCGTGGAGAAAGGATTTCGCCTATCTCACGGAAGCGATATTCGGGGTTCTGAAGATAGAACTCCTTGAGGGTGAGAATGCAGCTCCGAGTGGGATCGGTGTGCATTTCATCTTCATCTGCGATCGCTGGGAACCGGTAGTATTCCCAACCCCCTTCCGCTAACCGGCGCCCCGCGAAGTCATCCTCGTGGTACCGGTGGAACGTCGCGACAACGTTTGCTTCCGGGTCTACTCGAAGATCAGCGTTCTCAGTCCAAAACCGGTCGGTTTTGTTGTTGATCGCTTCCGACTTAGCCTCTTCGGGAGATGCGTAAGGGTCGTCGATCAACAGCAGGTCGCCGGAGCTGAGGCCCTTTCCGACGAAACCCGTCTGCAAGCCCAGGGCGACAAGGCTATCTTGTCCGTCATGGAGCCTGGATCGATAGTTCGTCGAGAACGCACCCGCCGCGCAAACCGAAGGGATGTGACACCGCGCATCGGGGAACATCGCCTTGTATTCCGGCCCCTGCATGAGGTTCCGAACCTGCTCGGAGAATTGCTCCGTCGTGTGGGTTATGTTGTAACCGGCAAGTACAACTCTGCCTTCCGGTCGCTTGCCCAAGTAGTAGGCGGGAAACCGCTTGGATTGCAGGATGCTCTTGCCGATTTGAGGCATCGCGTGAAGAAGGATGCGACGCCCCTTGGTATACAGAAGGCTCTCGAAGATGTGGGCAAGGATCATTTGCCACGGATCGAGAGTGAAGTTGGTTGTTCGGGCTAGGAACTCGGTGAAGTCGATTTCTGGCGCGACGTAGGGCCGATGCCGATCAGCCGCGGCCCTAATGGCCTCGGCAATCATTGATTACCCGACGGTCCCGAAGTAGGTGACTCGCCCGGTGCAGGTTCCTCCATTCTCAATGGCCCGGACAAGAAGGGCATTCTCGCGGTCCATATAGAACACGTAGGGTTGCCCGACGTCGGCATTGAAGTCATGGCCGTTGTCGCCAGCGGTCGCCGTGCCGCCGTCAAAGCGCATCGTAACCCCCGCCGTACGAAGCGTCAAGAAGATGAGGCGCGTACCCGCGGGAGCGTTGGCGAAAATCTGTGCGGAAGCCGCGACGGAAACTAGATCCTCATCCGCTGGGGTGCCGCGAAGAGGTTCCGGTGCGTTGTCGTCGAACGGGAGGACTTTGTATCCTCGTTTGGCTGCTGAAGCTTGGTCCATTTCTTGGAATATCCTCGTGGTCTGGTAAGAGAAGGAACCGCCCCCGTTGGAAGCCGGTTCGTAGTGAACTCGAAGTTGAACAAAGTCGATTCGTCTGCCGTTGGAGTCCCCAGTAGTGTTGGAGCCCTCCGCGATCAGAACGCCGAAGGTCGAAGCGAGTAAGTCATCAGCGGTTGGGGTTAAGCCCCAAAGATCGCTTGCCCCGCCTAGGATGTCGTCTTGCCAACCGGGGCCATCGCTGTTGAACTCTTTCTCGTCTCCGACGGGGGTCGAGCCGTCAAAAGTTAGCTGGACGCCAGTTGTGTTCCCCGTCACGATTTGGGGCACACCGGAGGTTGCGTAAACCTCAACCTCGATCCCGAGAATCGTATCCCGAGACTTCAGCCCCGCTCCAGCCAGATCAAAGGCGAGAACGGTTAGGGGATCGGTGACCTGGAAAGCATGCGAAGCGTATTTGGTGTTTTCGGCAAGCTCGATCGCCTCAAGCAACGAAGCTGCGCCAACCGCTGACCAGCCAACGCCGGTAACGCTTGTTCCCTGAATCCAGGCCGTTGTTTCCATGCTTACCGTTGAATGCCGATGCCGACGTAGTCGACTTTGAGAGTCTTGGTCAACAGGTTGTCGCCCGTGACGAAGGCGACGGCCGGGGTAAGGATTTCTTCGGAGTCGTAAGGCAGCGCCGAACTTGCCAGTTGCCCTTTTTGGACCCCGTTGATATAGAAGTTCACGACGCCTTTCCCCGCCGTGACGCTGTCCATGCTCACGTCGATGGAGAGAGTCACGTAGGTATCGGCGGCTGTCGTATAGTCGAAGGGGCCGACACTTGTCAGAACGGAGTCTCGAAGAACCACGCCATAGAAGCGAGTGGAGCCGTCAGGCTTGTAGAAGCCGATGGCGTCGGTCATGGTGATTGCCGTTGTGGTTAGGGTTCCGGCACCTCCTAACATCGTGGTATCGGTGATGGATGGCCCCGCCCAAATCTCGCTCTCGGTAGCGTCGTTGGTGGCCACCCGGGCGGTATAGATGGATCGCTTTCCAAGGTTGAGACTGAACGTCTCCATGTCCCCCTGGATTTGGAAGCCGGAGTTGTCCGACGTGGCGTTTCCGGAGATAAGGTAGACGCCGTACTTCTCATCCGTAGTAACCGCGCCGCTCCCTGAGCTGAGGGCGGTTCCGGTGAACGGGTCGATCCCTTGCTCGTTATCAAACTCGTAAAGGATTTGATACCAGGGCGGGTTACTCGGGAAAGCGGCGATGGACGGCTTCTCGAGGCCGACGTATTGGACGAACGCCGCGCCCATAAGGCTGCAAGCGACAAGGATGGCGAGGATTGTGACTAAGAGTCGTTTCATGTGTGTCTCCGTGGCCTAAGGCCCGTCAAGGATTTCAGCCCGGGCGAGGATCGCGCCGGAAAGCTTTTCGTAAGTCTTCGCGTCGCAGTTCTCAGCGAGAACTTCAAAGACGAGCTCGATCATCTTCAGCCCGTCGATCGCGATGACGTGTTGTTCGACTTTCTGACCAAGGCCGTACTTGGTCACCATCTCCGCGAGTTGTTCGAACTGTTTCCAGTTCACTTCGGGGAGCTTTTGGTTGCGACGCCTCTTTGACCTGGCAGCGCGATAGTTCTTGGCGATCTCGATCATTCGTTCGTGAATGATCTCAGCCGCTAGATCAGCTGATTGCTGATGGAGCCGCCTTATTTCGTTCGGGGGCCGACCGTTACTGCCCCTGTTACCTTTCTTGCCTCCGGGCAAGAGGCCTCCACCGTGGGGTTGGCGTATCAGATCGGGCTGGGGCGTGTCTTCGCCCATGGACGTCCTAGTTGGGCGAGATGATCTCGTCGACTAGTGGGGCGATAGCTTGCGGGGGGAGTTCCACAGCTTCGCCTTCGGGCAAGATCGCCGCCACTTCGCCGTCGGTGATGACCGCCAGGTCATGACCGCGAAACTTGAAGGGAGCCATGCCCATAACGTAGATCAGGATCCGCTGCCCGACCTTGCAGCAGTTCGGGATAAGTTCACCCATGATCGAGTAATTGCCGGGGCCAACGGCGATGACCTGACAAACCATCGTGTCTTGGCCTTGCATCGTGTCGGGCAAGTGAAGCCCGCCCGTGGTGCGCGTTTGCTTTAGCGGGCGAATGATTACCTTGTCGCTAGGGGCTTGGATGTCTTGAAGTTCTGAAGGAATGATCATGTTTTGTTCCCTGTGATTAGCGGCCGCAAGTACCGCAGATGCCGTCTAGCTCTACAGGTCCGTAAAGTGGCTTCTGATTCAAAGCCTCCCGCATGAGCTTTAGCCCTTTGTTCCAAGGGCCATACCGACCGACGACGCCGGTAAATTCTTCGATGTCGTGTCCGCGAATGCAAAAGCGCGGAAGCCCGGTGATGGGGTCGAAGACCGTCTCGCCGTACTTATCTTTCATGAGCCCGCAGTGATAGAGCTCGTGTTCGATCACCGCGCAAATCTGATCGGGACCTGCTTCGGCAAGGAACACCGCATCCAGCGTGATCACGAAGTCGGGTATCTCTCCGAACCATTCGGAATAGAGCATCGTTCGTTGCATCTGCGACCAAGGCTTTCCAGTCGGCTGCCCCATGGATGCTTCCCCTAAGACGTGCCGGCCCTTATCGAGGAACTTTCGGTTGGTCCACAGAAACCCGAGGGATGCTTGCTCGAGGTGTTCGTGATCGGAGTTGTAAAACGTGCTCTGGAAGTCTAGAAACATTTCCCGCGCCCAATCCCTGACTTCCGGGCACGGCTCCATCCGGGCGGGATAGTCCCGCGACGCTAGATGCTCGGGGATATTCGGGAACGGTAGCGCGGCAAGGGCAACGCGGGTGCCCATCGCTACTCGTCTTTGCCCGGCGTGAGATCGATCGCGCTCCGGAGTTGCGCGAGTCGCTTACGCAGCCCTTTAGGCATCGGTAGACCCAGCATAGCCGCCTTCTCAGTCATCGAGATAGCCTCGGTCAGCATCCAAAACAAAGAGGTGAGGGCCGCAAACGTCGTGTGCAGGTTCCACGCGGAAACCATCGGGAACAGCCCGTCGACGATTGCCGCCAGTAACACGATTCCGATCATCGCCAACTTGCGGGTGATGCCAACGCGAGAAACAGCCGAGTTCACAATGCTTGCTCCCCATGCCGCGCCGACTCCGAGCAAGATGTCCGCAATCACCATCGATACGAAGGTGACAAAGAAAGGCATCGTGACCCTGAAGTCATCCCTAACGGCGTCGATGAATTCCATCACGTTAGATCGAAAGGCCCCCCATGTTCGAGAGCCTAAGTCCAGGATGCCCTTTGAGCACCAAGCGGCGGTTGAGTTCGCGGTGGAACTCATAGATGTTGAAACCGGGCGCGTTCTTGGGATCGAACTTACGCCCCGGTGAAATCCAATAGTGAGTCGTGATGAACTTGATCGTCGGATACGCGAGTGCCCAGGACTCGCAACGCTCAAGCATCGCCTCAATCTGTTTTGCCGAGTAAGGGTCTTTGCCGTTGTCGAGGTTGACGAAGGCCGCTCCGAGAGAATAGTTGTTGACGTTGGGTCCGCTCGGGCCCAGCGACTTACCCGCGTGAAAAGCCACTCGGCTATCGGGCACGGTCTTGTTGATCTCGCCATCTTGCTCTCGCTGGTCTTCGACGATGGCGTGATACGAATAGTCGATCTGGCGAAGCCAGGAAATAGCCCCGCCCGCGGTCGAGCCCGCTGTAGCATGCAGCACGATCGTGGTGATCGGCTGTTTGCGAGCTCGGGAAATCAAAGACTGTTTGAGAGTGCTGATGTTCATGGCGGGCGGGGTTCGGGAGGTCGCTTAGCTGCGGAAGTTGAACGAAAGGCCAAAGACCACGCCACCGATCGACGGCGGGCGGGATTGGGTGAGTCGGCCCGTGAGGCCAAGCAAAACCGACACCTGGTCGGCGAGGCGAAAGCTTTTCGAGAGCATCCCGCCAAGCGTTGCGGCGCCGTTCGTTCCGCCGGCAGTGCCGACGACGAATGAGACGTCGAGCGTGCTCACCCATGGAACGTTGGTGAGGGTGCCGAACTGCTGCGTGACTAGGGGCGACCACTCTTTGGACTTGAGCGAATACTCCCAGGTGAAGGCGGTCTTACCGGGCGCTTCGTCGGGAGCGAGGGCCTTTTCGTCGTAGAAGGGGGCGGGCGCAATGGGCGGGCAGTTCTCGCAGGCCTTGGCCGCGGGAGCGATGGCGAGACAGGCTAAGAAGCCGAGGAATAGTTTCTTCATGGTTCGGAATCTCCGGGGTCTGAAATGACGAAAGCCCCGTCCAGCCGGGGCCACGCTTGCGAGTGAGGCATGGCGGTCTACATCGAGCCACCTCCTAAACCAAATGCCCCGTTTCTCGCACGGGGCCACACGGACCGGAGCCAATCTCGGCCAGCGGCATGGGTATTCGTTAGCCAGCGACCGGGAAATGCTCCCAGTCTTCGGCGAGGAGATCGGTCTGCGATGCCAGCCAAGGCACGCGAGCGCCATTGGGATAGGCCGCGCTGCCGACGGGATACTCAAGAAACATGTAAGGCAGAGTCATCTTTGAGTGCTCGTCAGGCCGCTGCACTTCAACAAACATGCCCTTGCCGTTCCATCCGCGGCGGCAGAGTCTTTGTCCCGCCTTTAGCTCTTGAAGGGCAACGTCGAATCCGAAAGTCTCGGGGAGAATAGGCATAGATCAGTCTTCCTTCCCCACTCTGGTATGCACTGAAGGGGAGAGTTGCGATAAATCGGAAGGCCCGGCGATCTACATCATGAAGAAGCCGGGCCCGGAGCTCTCACAGGGAAGCGAGAGACATCTTGAAAACAAAAAAGCCAGGCGCATTAACGCCCGGCTATCTGGTTCAACCTTTTTTACGAAGCAGCCTCGCAAAGTGATTCGGCTTTTTTTCGAGATCGACCGGGGCCGGGTTTATAAGCCTTGGCCCGGAGGCGGCAAGCATTCACGTATGCCAGCGACGTGTACCGTTTCCCGTCGCAATCCCAGGTTGTTAGCCATCCCCGTTTCGCCCACGTTCGAAGCGTCTCGATCTTCAGGTCTTTGCACTCCGGCTGATCCAAGATTTGCCGGAAGGTCATCGGCGCACCCCAATCCCGGGTTGACATCGAGATCGCGAACCGGTCGGTAAACCAGATAAGGGGATGCGAGAGATACCACACCTCGAATGGCATCGGCCCGACCATCCCTTGCCGGTTCCACCCTTCAAGCACCCACAGGTACCGCTCGTAATGCTCCCATTGGGCGGCCATCTGCTCTAACCTGTCCCGGAGCATGATGTCACGCGCCCGCGCCCTATAATGCTCTTCCATCGCCGGGTCTGACTTCCCTTTCTTCGGTGCCTCGAACCCCTCAAAGCCCGCCGCCAACCGCCGCGATGCTTTCAACGTGAATCCTCGAGAAGGGGTCCGCTTCCTTTGTGAGACCCAGCCCGCAAACACTTCCTCGGCGGTGAACACGATCGCACCCAGCCGCCGCGCCTCTTCTAGTCGTTTTTCGACGTCGCCCACTTTCACCGCGAACCTCCCGCATCATTTGAACCAACCGCACCGCTGATTCCACCGCTGTTTTCAAAGGCATCGCCGCCCGCCGCCGCGCCACAGTCTTCTTCGCTTTCTTTGCTCTTCACCCACGGCGCCACTTCGTTAGGGTCCCTTTCTATCCTGTGAACGTGCTTGTCCACAAACCCTGCTCCGAATATCTCTTCCAAAGCGGACCGGCCCTTACTTCCACCCGTTGCTTGCCGGGCTTCGCCACGCATCGGGCTTGTCTCGACGACCACCGGTGCCTTCGGCATTAACCGATACGACATGCCCTCCCGAACCAACATGTTCAAGTAAGCCGCGGGGGAGATTCCAACCATCAGCTCTCGAAGCTGAGCGCGAGAGAACCCGAAATACCGGTAAGTCTTGTCGTCATCCTCGAAACTCACCTCGAGGGTGCCAACCTGGCTCAAATACTCGGGGCTCTCGGGACTCGGCTCTTCTTCGCCATCTGCCCGGAAACCGTAGCTCCCAATCACGTTGCTGCCCATGAACGGTCGATGAGGAATCGCGTCTTCTCGCCATCGCTGACCAACCGCTTCCCTAACCTCATCCAGAAACCGGGGATCAAACTCGCAAACCTGATCGCCTAGCTGTAACCAACACTGTCGCTGCTGAGGACCTCGGAAGATGTGCAACGTCCATCCATGGCTTACTAGCCTTAGGAGATCAGAAGGTGGGGTCAGGTCTTCGTGGACCCTATCGGGTCGAGACTGACTCTCTGGCGAGTTCGAAAGCTCTTTTTTTTCGCTCTCAGGGCGGTTGATGCTCATGCCTCGCTCCCCGTCAGTGCGTTCCATCACGACGCCACCGCCAAGCCCCTAGCTTCATCCCAGGCTTCTTTGCTGAACGGCTCATCCGTCTTTTCCCCGTTCCGAATCCAGAACTTTTGCAACTCGCCATCGCCGTTTCGGGCAACGTGGTAATCCCGGTTTTGAACCGGGAATTTGTCCCTCGGCTTCTCCGGCGGCGGCGGGGCCTTCGGTGCCATACGGCGCAAAATCGACGACTCCCTCGAATAGATGTGATGCCAATCGACCGTCCCAAACTGGGATTCATGCATGTACATCTTCGCCACCGTCTCCGGGGGGTGCTTGGCCAGAAGTTTCATCAACGGCGATGACTTAGCAATCCACCGAGTGACATCCTCCCGGGTCGGCTCCGGCAACTCCCAAGCCTCGGCAACCAGCCTCAAAACCTGCTGCACAAGCTCAAACGGCCCTTCCCGAACGGGAGCATCAGGGGGCGGCGCGGGCGGCTCTTGCCGGTCGCCCCTCCCGGAGGGAATTACAGGCTTAGGCTCTGGCTTAGGCTCTGGCTTGTCGCGAATGACTCGCTCATCATTCCCGCTTTGTTCGCGAACCGTTCGCGAATCGTTCGCGATTGGTTCGCGAGTGGAAACGGCTTCGGGAGCGATCAGTTCCGGCTGGCTTTGCTTGCGAACACTGGATCCGTTCGCGAACTTCTCTCCCCTCTTGGCGAGGGTCTTCTTCACCGTGTCATCCGCGTGATCGTGCCAATCGTGGATGTACCAACCGCCCTCGACTTCGTCCAGCCAGCCCGTAGAAACGAGATCGCTTGCAAGGGCGCCGCCCGACTCGTAGCGGATCGTGTCCGCAATGTCGGCCAAGTCGTCACCCGTGAGGAATCCCGTCGGGCGATATCGCCCTACCCAATGCCAAACCGCTTCCAATAAGCCGAGTGCCGCCCATGCCGGCATGTCGAGCTGCCGTCCGAGTCGCTTCGTCTTCGGGTGATCAAGTGTCCCGCGTTTCGCCATCTGCCTTCCTTGGTGTGTTGCATCGTTTGTAATCGCGATCCATCTCGCGAAGCCGAGCGATGCGACCCGGCCATTTCTTTTCGATCCAGGCGAAAAACTCCCCGCCGTGGTGGGTGAAATACTCGTGCATCCCCTTGCAGAGACACAAAGCGTTCAAAGGGTCTTGCCGGATGCTTGGAAACCTCCGACTGAAGATATGAGCCCGCTCAAGCGGCCCCGAGCGATCGACGAATCGACCGTGCAACGGCGTATAGTCACGGGCTTCGCATTGATTGCCCGCCCGCTCGAACACGATGTCGCGCTGTTTCGCGTCACCCTTTCGGTTCGCCTTCATCTTCTCCGAAACCGGTTTGAGCCGTGTCTTCCGCTCTAGTCCTTTCTTGCGTTGAAGCGGCTTGCCCGGTTTGAGGCGAGAGCGTTTCAAGATTTCGCCCGCTCCCGCACTAGGGCTTCCTCTTCCGGGGTCGCGAGGCGCCTTTCACGGATGTTCCAGCAAAGCCCGTGTCCCGGGCAAATTGCGAATACACCCTCTGGATGTTCTTCTGCAAACGGCGCAAGGGGGAAGCCACGATGCGGACACACTAATCCGTCTTTGAGAACGCAATCGCGACACGAGTCGCGAAGCTTGTCTTCCCACAAGGTGGCTTTGGACACCGGGAAGTGAGGCATTGCGCGGTGGCATCGTTTACTGATGACCTTGAACTCGTGGGCCAAGGGCACCCCCCCTTCTTCCAAGCTAACAGGGCGAACCAAAATGCTCTGCTCTTTGCTCCAGAATCGGGCCCAACCGCAAAATAAGCGCACCTGGGCATTGGAAAGGAACCGGACATCGACGTGAACATGGTGGGGGGGAAATCCAATGATCTCTCGGTCCTCGTGGACCGGCCCTATGACGGGGATCCACGCCCGCCCGTACCATCCCTTGTCTTTGAGGCGGACGCAACGCACCTGGTATAGCTCGCCAACAATGGCCGGAGAGTCCGATGGCAAGGGCTTCGCCATCATGCCACCCTCCGAACCAACACTCCCGGACAACCGCGAAACCGGCCGGAGACGGCCTTCGTAGTGATCCCGTACCGCTTATCCGCATGTCTTCGCGTTGGGTTGAAATACTTAATGGTCTTGTGGGGGACAAAGAACATCTGCCCAACCTCCAAGGTTTTCCAGGGGTACTTCGGCTCCCTATCGATCTTGCATCCCTTGTTGGACCCACGCTTCTTAGGGGTAGTCGGGGGAGCCCCACACTTGTTCGGGCACTGCCCGTCAAGTAGAACCGCTGAGCAAAAGCTGCATGAAGGGCGAGTCTTCGTCTTGCGCACCTTCCTGCCTGTCATGGCTCGAACGCTGGGCTCCCGCTCCTTTTTCCGCTTCTCCAAATACTCACGAGAAACCGGCGGGAGATCAGTAAGTAACTCGGCCCGGATCATCCTAGGTGCTCCGGGTGCGGCCATTCCCGCTCCAGACCAATGCGCTTAAGCGTCAAAACCGACTTGGTCTCCAACGCTTCTCGTAGCTTGCTCTCAGGGGTGATCAAGCACCCCTTCCAACTGTAATATTCGGCCCAAAGGGCCTCGTCAACGACGACGAACCCGCTAGGGGGATTCGCCGCCCTCAGATTGCTCTGTAACATTCCCTGTAGTCCTCCTCGCCAATGCGGCGATGTATCCGTCCGGGCCGTGAACCGTCACGCCCGGCAAAAGCTCGGCGACTTCTTCCAAAGCCTCCGATAGCGATCTCGCGCCGGTAATCCGGCATATCTGTGGGTCCTGGCGGTGGCCGTAGCCTTGGTTCGCGCAACGCACGATCACCTCGTATCGCACGACGTCAACCCGGTACACCGACTCGTAGTAGAAAAAGGGTTCGCTCATCCTCCCGGCCTCCGGTAGTGATCGATCTCAACCCGAACTGAAGGGGTGAGGTCTTTCAGCGCGTCAAGCACCGCGAGGGAGACAGTCGGACCCTGCTTTTCAGTCCGGCTCATCCGCTCGAAGTAAACGGTCGCATAAGGGAATCCCCAACCTACCAAGCGCAACACTTCGCCGTTAGGGCGAGTGAAATAGGAGCCCTTCACGCGCAATGCTCGGATGTTGCCGATCATGCGGCAACTCCCTTGGCGCGTCGGTAGGCAAGCCGGGCTCCCTCGTCGGAGCATCCGACCCTTTGGCCGATTTGGGCGAAGGTCAACCGCTCAACGTCGCGAAGTCGAACGATCTCCGTTTCGTCATGCTTAAGGGACCAATCCTCGCGAAGACCCGTGGTCCAGGCTTTCCCAGCATTGTTGCCAGATGTCTCGGTTTCGGTTGCGAATCTTGCCATACGCGCAATATCATACGATTGACTTTGCGATTTTGGCAAGACTTTTTTTCATGAGCGCACTATTCTTGTGTCCAGTGGCTGAACCTACTGGAATCGGAAAGAGGCTTCGAAAATTTCGGCTGCAGCTGGACCTGACACAGGCGCAGTTGGCCCGAAAGCTCGTCTCAAAGAAGGGCGAACCGCTCAATATTCGCACTTACGGCAGCTACGAACAAGAGGGGGCAGCACCGCCGCCCGAAATACTCGATCAGCTGCGAGACATGGGTTTCGACTCGGTCATTGCCGAACAAAAAGCGGAATATGACGCAGTGGGGAAAACTTACGGAACCGGCAATGTTAATGGCCCGTTAGCTATTTCATCGCTTTTGAGCGTGGAAATTCCTAAGGGGGGAAATGTGCCGTCATCAACGTGGATGAACCCGCTGCCCCATTCAGGCAGCACCATTAAAGTCCCAGGAAAGTGGGCTCCAGTCGCTTCTTTTGCCTGTGTCGCAACCGACGATTCTAATATCGACATCATATTGCCGTCCGACACCTTGGTTTGCCATCAAGGCGCGGAACCGAAGCTTCGGAAGCTCTATTTGTTCGTCAAAGGCAAAGAAGCTCGTGTAGCTCGGCTCATGCATGACGGAACGCAGTTCACCATGCAACCTGCCAAGGCGGGATCCGAATCAACCCCTCAGGGCGATTGGGAAAGACACGCGATGGTCGTAGGGATAATCCGAACCGAGGGGTCAAAGGAAACCCTGATCTTCGATGACCAGGGCATCAGCTAACGCGGCCTCATCGCGCTGAAGACGTTTGAAGCGTGAAATCAACCTCGTTGCGATCCACGTAGAGATCGTACGCTGTAATCTCGAAAGCCCTCGTCTCGCCCGGCTTAACGCCAAAAACTAGTGTCTCTCCGGCCTTGATGAACTCGCCCTTGCCATTAACCCACCGACCCAGGATTCGGATGGTCTCGGTTGCCTCGCGATCATTGCGGACTATGCCAGAGATCGTTGCCTTAAAGATCGGCTTAGGCTTCTTCTTGTCGTAGGTATAAAGGCAACTGGCTTCAAGCACACGCAGTTTATAGCCCGGCGAAGCCTTGGCTTTCTTCTCCATGTCATAGACGGAACGCGCCAAGGCATCGAGGGCAACCGAGGTCACCTTGCCATCCTTGAAGATGTAAGAGACTTCTCCGGTGCCGAACAATTCGGCACCGGCAAAGGTTGAAACCTTTTCACCAAGCACCTTCACGACCTCCTCACGAGTCGAGCCGACGTCGGGGATTGTTGTCAGCTTTGATGGCTTGCCCGCTCGAACCTCAGTGACCTTGCCATTCCGAAAGCCGATCGTAACGTCATGATCCGGCCACACTGCCCAAGAAGCCTCCGATGTCAGAGGAAAAGTTTTGTAGTTTGGCTGGCCAAGAAGCGCAACGACCTTATTTGAAGCCAAACCAAGCTCAACCCCAACGACCTTCGCCGGCGACAAGAGGGCAACAGCCAAGCTAACCGCGATCATGGCTTGCACACCTTGCACGGGCTCAATCCGAACGACTCCGCTTCCGTTCGCGTGAGTGGCAATTTGCTTTTCTTAAGATAGCGGCAGCCGTCGCGGTGGTACTTGTCGCCGCTCTTGGTCCTGTAGACCGTTTGCTCGGCAACGAACGGTGTTGGGGCCGGTTCCTTCGGCGCATTCAGCGCGACCAGTGCCGCCAGGGTCGCGATCACGGTTACAGTTTTCACCCCTCGGTTCTACCGGTTCAACGGAACCCAGTCAAGACCGGAAGATGAATAGTGATTTAGATTTTTCGCAAAAAAGTCTTGCCAAAACTCCGATATGTATCGTATTATGGAAATACGATCTTGCCAAAATCGCAAGATGAAGCAAATAGGAGTTTGCGACATGGAAAACAAAGCATCGACATTACAGGACACTCCCGCGAAGGTTCGACGGGTTTTCTTTCAGGACATTGAGCAATGGGTCGATCTGCCCGCATCCGCTCTTAAGATTCGTCAGATTTGGCCGGGCTGCACCCAGGCCGAAGTAGATGACACGCTCATCAACGGCTCCTACTCGGCATACCGCGTCGAAGATGAGCCCGGCCCGCTCCAATTCAAAATGATCTTCGCTTACGACTTCGTAGGCGATTGGGCGATCCTCGATCGCGCTACCCGGAGGGCTGCCTAATGTTCTGCACCCTCTGTGGTCACAAGTGGAACACCTTCTCGGGCAAATGCCAAAACGGAGTGTGCTCCCGCTCCAAATCGGGATGGAGAGAAGCTGAGGCCCGCCGCCGGCGGGAAGATGCAACGTCCCCCGACTTCATCGAGCAAACCCCCAGCATGCTCCTCGACCTGGTCTATGACCACGCTCCCGGCTTTCGCTATTGCGAAGCCGATTATTGCGAGTGCTGGGCCGAATACGAGTTCCTGGGCCGACACTACTGCGAACACCACCTTGACAAAGCTTTGATCAATCCGGAGGTCGCCCGTGCCGCTTAGCCAGCATGCCCTCAAGCGTCGGGCTACCTGCATCGGTGGCTCCGAAATCGCCATGGTGATGGGGATCAGCCAGTTCGGCACGCCCTTATCCCTCTACCAAACAAAGATCGGCCAAAAGGTCGTCCAAGACTCGACCCGACTTCGCGTCGGGCATGGGCTTGAAAAGACCATCGCCGCCGAGTTCGCCCGCTACATGGGCATCGATCCCAAAGAGATCAAGCGAACCCGGTTCGTTCGGCATCCGAAGGTGAAGTTCGCCGGTTCGACGCCCGACCGCTTTTGGATGGATCCGGAGCTCGGACTCGCCACCGTGCAGCTCAAGAGCGTCGAAGCTTTCGCCGGAGCCGACTTCGGTCCCTCCGGCACCGACGAAGTCAAAGCCGAACACTTGGTCCAAGTCCTGTGGGAGATGTTCACCGCCCAAGTCAAAGTCGGCTACCTCGCCGTCTTGATCGGGTTCACCGACTTTCGCGTCTATCGCTTCACCTGGACCGACGCCAACAAGGCCCTCCTTAAGAAGGCTCTCGAAGACGCCCGCGTATGGTGGAACGATCACTACGTCGTCGGTTACGCCCCCGCTCCAAGCGGGCATCCCGCAGACACCGAGATCGTTACCGATCAGGTCCGTTGCCTCGATCACGTACCCGGCTTTGGCGAGTGCCCCGACGATGTACACGCCATCGTGAAGGGCGATCCCGAGGCAGACCGATTCTCCCTTGCCGGTTGGTCGCTCCGGGAAGTCGCCGCGTCCCTCGAAGCCGCACAAAAGGAAATGGACCGGCGAAAGAACTTGCTCCGGCTCCTCATCGGTGGCCACGACGGTTTCAACACACCCTACGGGGTCATCACTAACAAGCCCAACAGGAACGGCGTCCGCTCCCTGCATATCAGCTGGGTCAAGCTCCCCGCCCTCCCGACTTACAACGCCCAAAAGGAGGCTGCATAGCCATGGCAAAGTCCAACGCTCCGACAATCAATTTCTCCGACCAGGTCGCTAAAGAGATCAAGCGATATATGCCCGTCATAAAGCGCGTCGCCCATCCGGACTGCGATGTCGAAGCCCTCATGGGCCAAGCCATCCTCGTAGTGCAGGGTAGCCCCAAGCTTTGGCAATGCACGATCGATAGCTTTGGTCGCGCCGTTGCCCAAGCGGCCCAACTCAACCTCGAAATCGGCGGCGCCCTCCAGCATGGAACCCTAGTGCCCTTCTGGAACCCGACCGAGGGCGCGAATGAATGTCAGTTCCAAGTCATGGCTCAAGGCTGGAAAGAGCTCGTTGACCGATCCGGTCGCGTGAAGTCCCTTTGGTGGCATGCCGTCTTTGCCGGAGACGTCTTCCGCATCAAGCTCGGCACCGAACCCGGCATCAAGCATGAGCCTAAGAACTTCGAATACAAGGATGAGGATCTGATCCATGTTTACGCCGTCGCCATCCTGGATAACGACGAAAAGGTTTTCTTCCATATGCCCCGCGCCCGCTTGGACAAGCTACGGGCCGCGAACCCAGGCGTTAAGGCGGGAAGGGGTGCGCCCGCTTGGGATCAGTGGTTTATCTCGATGGCCGAAACCAAGGTGCTCAAACACTTCTGCAAGTCCGGCCGTATTCCCCGCTCCCGTGATCTAGCCCGGGCCGTGAGTTTCGATGACGCCGCCGAAACCGGCGACCCATCAATCGCGCAAACCGACATCCCCGCCCTGGAAGCCGAACACGGGCTCCGACTCCCTGACACAGCAACCAAGACAGATCGCCTCATCGCCCGCGTCGGTGCCGAGGTCGACCCTGACTTCGATCCCCTAAAGGTGCAACAATGAAGCGAAACCAGTTTAACGATGTGCGGCATCGATGCGCCGCACCCGCCGGCCCCAACCCATCCAACGGTGCTCCTACACCCGGGGAGGGGCCGCGCACCCTTTCGACCATCGCTCCCAAGCTTTGCCCGTTCGTTCGGTGGTCGAAGGTATGAAGACGCTTGTCGAATACGCACTCGGAGCCCTTCTCGGCTCAGCCATGATCGGCGTCATCCTGACCCCATCCCGACTTACTTCCTCATCTCCCTCCCAAAAGACCGTTGCCCCCAACCCTACCGCCCAGCCCTCGGGCGGCGGGGGCACGGTCGCCCAATGGCATAAAACCAAAGCCACCTTCTACGGAACGGGAGGGGTCAAGGTCAAAGGCAAGGTCGATTACGACGACGGCAAGACACGCCTCTGTGCCGATGGATCGGTCTACAAGTCCGATGGCCTAACGTGCGCCGCCTGGACGGGCGGCAGCGGCGAAGTACTTCCCCTCGGAGCGGTGATCGAGGTCAAGCGCGGGAAGATCGCCCTCATCCTCAAGGTCACCGATCGCCAGCAATCAAAGAAGAACCGCTACATCGATCTGCCTACGTTCACCTGGGACAGCTTTGGCGCGAAGCGATCTATCGGGACCCTTGATGTTGAGTGGAGGCGGGTGAAGTGAGCCTATACGATTGCGATTGGGATTCAGACCGCAATTGGGATTACCTAGAGCGAATCGAAATCAGCGACGGAACCGTTAAGTGCTGCGAGTCGGGCATCGTCATCCCGGCAGGGCAACCCTTTGCAATGTGCATGGTCTATTGCCACGAAACGGACGTGCCCGAGGGGTGTTGCCTAGATGAACTGCCAGCTGAACGGCGAGACGAGGAGTTTTGGAAGCATGCCAAGCCTTTCCCTCAGTGCTTGGAAGTGTGGCGTTACTTACGAAATGGGAACTACAAGTGGGGTGCTTGTGCTGCATTTGGATGCGCGGTTGAGCAATACCACGATGCTTGGTCGGACTCAGGCGAAGACGTGGACAAACTCCGATCCCTTGGCCTAATCGGCACCATCAAGAAGGCTCGGAAGCGATACGAAAGCGGCGGTGGGCCTACGCTCCATCCAAACGAACGGGACTCACTTGAGAACAATAAGTGGTTCGAGGCAATCGGATATACGCTGCGCCCCGCTCCATCCCAACCCCTGGACGGTGACCGATGAGCAATCCACTGTTATTGATGGAGCCGGTTCGATGCATCAAGGCAGCCGGTGAGGATTGGGCGTCCTTGGCCCAATACGACGCCCTACATGCCCACTGCTTGGACCAAAACCGGCGCATCGCCGAACTCGAGCAATTCAAGGGCAATCTCGAAACTATATACAACGACACGATGGAGTCGATCTGCGACCTTGCGGATACCCTCGGTTTCGATTCGGAGCAATGGGACCACGATAGTTGCCCCAACAACTCTGACATGGCCCGTGAGTTGATTGAATTCGTTCGCGCCGAAAAGTCGGACGAATCCGCCCGCATCGCCCAGTTGGAAGCCAAACTCAAGGTAGCGCGGGAAGCGTTGGAGAAATGCGTCGGCGTTTTCGATGAGATGGACGACGTTGTTTGGGACGAAAACTCTGAGTGGCAGCGATCTAGCTACGAGAATGTAGCCGACGAGGCCCGCGCCGCTCTCAAGGAAGGACAGGACACCACCCCCGCTACTGGTGGAGGAGAGGCGTCGTGATCCATTATCACGGTGGACCGATGGACACAAACTTGGTCGCCGCCAGGTTCTATCCGACGCGCCACGCTTGCGTTTCCTTCGCTAAGCCTTATCAACTTTCGCTTGTGGCCGAGTGCTGCCAGAGCTTCATGCTCGACAACGGCGCGTTCACGGCGTGGAAGAAAGGCGGGGAGATCGATATCGAAGCCTATGCAGAATGGGTTAGCGAATGGAAGCATCACCCAGGCTTTGACTTCTGCATCATCCCCGACAAGATCGACGGCAACGAAGACGACAATCTCCGGCTGATCGGGAAATGGCAGCAACTCGGCCTTCTGAACTTCTCGGTTCCGGTTTGGCACCTTCACGAAAGCCTTGACGTGCTTGAATTCTGGACTCGCGCATATCCACGAATCGCTCTCGGCTCCAGCGGTCAGTACTCCGAACCTGGCTCTGACGCTTGGTGGAACCGTATGCATGAAGCGATGGAGGTTCTCTGCCGCGAAGGACGGCCAATCGTGAAACTTCACGGATTGCGGATGCTGAACCCGACAATCTTCTCGCACATCCCGTTAAGCTCCGCGGACTCGACAATGATCGCCCGGACCATCGCAACCGACAACGCTTGGACTGGGGCATACAAGCCAGTTTCAGAAGAGGTTCGGGCAATCGTACTTGCCGACCGCATTGAAAGACACGCTGCCGCGGCACGGTGGAACCGCCCTGCTTACGGAACGCAGATGAACTTGGAGTTAATCGGATGATGACACTCCATCCCTCCCCCTCTACCCCTAAAGGAGACGGAGAATGAGCGACAAGGCCAAGTTCCCCCTCGCCATCATGGAGCGAGCTGCGACTGATCTTTGCGGGGAGCTGTTTCACCACGTAGCCCGGCTTTATGTCTGCGGCTCCGTCCGGCGAGGGAAAGAGCAGTGCTCCGATATCGAGCTAGTCTTCGAGCCCCTTCCAGACGTGCCGGTGACCTTCGACATCTTCGGGGAGCCAACCGAATGGCAGAACCCTTCCCTCGCCAAGACGAACCTCATGATCAACGCGGGAGTTCTCAGCTATCGATACAAGAGCGACGGCACAAAGACCTGGGGCAAAGAGAACCGACTCGCCATCTACCACTGGCACGGTTACGAAATCCCCGTCGACCTGTTCGCCGTTTTCGATCCTACGAAGTGGGGAACGCATATCGCGATCCGAACGGGGTCTGCCGACTTCAACAAGCGGTTATTGACGAAGCGAAGTCAGGGCGGCTGGATGCCCGACATCATGGGGATGAAGGACAGCTTCACCCTCTATAGGGGAATCTCGCCCGTTCCATGCCCAACCGAGGAGGACTTCTTTAGGGAGATCGGCATTCGATGGATCGCCCCCGAAGACCGCCACGAGGCAGCCGTTAAGCCGTTTAGCGAGGTGAGGCTGTGAAAGACCACCCAACCCTTTCCCTTGTCTTGGAGCGTGGCGGGCTTGGCGATCACGGGGAACTGATCATCGATCTGTTCGCAGGCGGCGGCGGGGCGTCCTGCGGGCTGGAAATGGCCCTTGGGAGATCGCCTGACATCGCGGTAAACCACCACCCCGCAGCGGTGGCCCTGCATGCGCGAAACCATCCGAACACCAAGCATTACACGTCTGACGTCTTCGAGATCGATCCGCGCAGCGTCACCGAAGGGCGACCTGTAGGGTTCCTTTGGGCATCCCCCGATTGCACGTATCACTCGAAAGCCAGGGGTCAAGCACCGATCCGCAGCGGCAAGAAGAAGCGACGCGCCCTCGCGTGGGTTGTTACCCGTTGGGCCGGTCAAGTCAAACCCCGCGTGATCATGCTCGAGAACGTCGAAGAGTTCGAAGATTGGGGGCCGCTTGTCGGCAAGCCTGATCAACTGAGGCCGTGCAAGCGACGCCGAGGACGAACGTTCCGGGCCTGGGTTCGCTCCCTTAAGCGACATGGCTATGTCGTCGAGTGGCGGGAACTGCGGGCTTGCGCCTACGGTGCCCCCACGATCCGCAAACGGCTCTATCTCATCGCACGGTGCGACGGTCAGCCGATCGTATGGCCCGAGAGCACCCATGCCGATCCGAAGGCACCGGGATTCGAGGAAGGCGGTAAGAAGCCCTTCCGGATCGCCGGAGAATGCATCGATTGGGATGAGCCCATGCTTTCCATCTTCGCGACCAAAGAGGAGGCGCAAAGCTGGGGCCGGGAGCAAAAGCGACCGGCACCCATAAGACCCCTGGCTGAGAAGACGATGCGCCGTATCGCCCGAGGGGTCATGCGGTACGTCGTCAAGAACCCGACCCCGTACATTGTTGGAGTCGGCGGGCGGCAAGGGCAAAGCCCCGAGCGATCGACGGATAGCCCTCTCCAAACGGTCACAGCCAAGGGAGACTCGGCCGTCGTCGCTCCCACGTTGACGCCGGTTACTCACGGGAATCTCGATCGACGAACGCCACCGGCAGACGAGCCCTTCCAGACGGTCACTTGTGCGCAGCGGGGGGAACTCGCTGTAGTCGCGACAGAGCTTGCACCCTTCAGCGTTCCCCGCTACGGAGAGCGAGAAGGGCAAGAGCCGAGAGCGAGGTCACTGGAAGAGCCAGGCGCGACTGTGGTCAACTCCGGCAACGGAGATCAGCTTGTAGCCGCCCAACTCGCCACTTACCACGATGAGAAGGGAGCCGAGGTAAGAGGATCGGGCTTAGACGTCCCCACGCCGACGGTGGACACCGAGAATCGGCATGCCCTTGTTACGAGCTTCCTCGCGCAAAACAACGGCGGGTTCGCCGAAGGCAACACCGGCGACGGGAAACCATTGGACGTTCCGACGACGACATCAACGGGCAAAGGGGCGAATCAATCTCTCGTCTCCTTGTTCCTCGATCAGAACAACAACGGCTTCGACAATCGGAGCGGTCGACCGATCGACGAACCGAACGGGGCGGTCTGCGCCAATGGCTCTCGGCAAACCCTGATCGCCGCGAACATGGTTCAGAGCAACTATGGAGAGAAACCGTTCAGCGGAGCCGATGAGCCAGGCAGAACGATCGTCGCCGGCGGGACTCACCATGCCGTCTGCGCGACCCATCTGCAGCAGGACTATGGCCAAAGCGTCGGATACCCCTCTGATGAGCCAATCCGGGCCGTCACAAGCGGCGGGGGCGGTCACTCCAATCTGATCGCCTCATTCCTTGCAAAGTACTACGGTGAGGGAACCGGCCAAGTCGTTTCCGATCCGATTCACACCATCCCGACCGTCGATCGCTTCGGCCTGGTCAACGTCACCGTCAACGGCCAAACCTACTACATCGCGGATATAGCCATGCGGATGCTCAAGCCGAGAGAGCTCTACCGGGCTCAAGGCTTCCCCGATTCCTACATCATCGATCAAGGCGCCGACGGCCAAAAGATCACGGCAACCGAGCAAGTCCGCATGTGTGGCAACTCCGTCTCCCCGCCCGTCGCTGCGGCCCTCGTAGGTGCCAACGTGCCGGAACTGATTATCAGGGAGCGTGCCGCGTGAGCCTTGTCGAAGAGCGCCTTGGAAGGGGCATCAGGGGCCATCACAGCGCGAGAGCGAAGACCGACGATTGGTTAACCCCGCCGGAGATCTTGAACGCCCTTGGCCCATTCGACTTAGACCCCTGCGCATCCAGGAATCAACCCTGGCGAACTGCCACCGTTCAATTCACCGAGGACGACAACGGGTTGCTCCAGGCCTGGAAGGGCCGAGTCTGGCTGAATCCTCCCTATGGGAAAGAGGCTGCCGAATGGTTGGAACGGATGGCCCTGCACGGGAATGGAATCGCCCTCGTTTTCGCTCGGACTGAGACGAAGATGTTCTTCACGTCGGTTTGGCCAAAGGCTTCCGCTTTATTGTTTCTTCGCGGCAGGCTCAACTTCCACCGTCCTGGCGGGGATCGATCGACAAAGAACGCCGGGGGTCCTACAGTGCTCATAGCCTACGGGCTCAGTAACGCCCATCGCTTGGAAGCCTGCGGTATCCCGGGTGCCTTCGTCCGTCTACACCCGCTCATGGAGGCAGCCTAGTCATGAAAGAGCGTTGGCCCGCCGCCATGAGCCTGGCCACAGCTGCGGAATATCTCGACTGCAGCCGGAGTTACGTCGAAAACCTCATCCGCGAGGGAGCGTTCCCGGCAAAGCCCCTTCGACCGGGCTCAAACGGTGATAGGCGCATCCGGCGCGTCGATCTCGATCTATATCTCGAAAGAGTCTTCGAAGGGCCGAAACTCGAAAAGGTGGCGTAAAATGCCCGCGATGAGAGCTCGAAGACAGGGGACGCTTCGCAAAGACGGCCGTTGGCAAATCGTCGTCATCCTCACCAGGTTCGACGGCGCGAAGATTCGAAAGACCCTCTATGGAGCAACTCAAAAGGAAGTTCAGGACGCCGCCGCAAAGCTCATATACGAAACCAAGCGAGTCGCCCCGGATAAAACGACGATGAATCAACTCCTCGACTTTTGCGAGGAATCCGTTTGGCCCGCCCATGCCGAAAAGACACGCATCCAGTACTCAGGGGCAACGAAGCAGATTAGAGAACGATTCGGAAAGCTCCAGGTCGCCGCAATCACCGTCCCCATGATCTATCAGTGGATTTTAGACATGAACGAAGCGGGAGTCGGGGGCCGCACTGTCCAAGTGCGCCGGAACGTGCTTCGAGTCGCCCTGCAGCAAGCGGTGTTCTACGGAATCGTCCAAACCAACGTCGCCGCCGGCTGGAAAGCCCCTATCAAAGCCAAGCCCGCCCCGCGGATTCGTCTCGAAGTTAAAGACATCCTCGCCGCGATCGACGTCCAACCGGATCGCCGCCGCAAAGCTTGGATTCAAACCCTTTGGGAAACGGGAGCCCGTCCCAGCGAAGTCTCTCGTCTCAGTTCGAACTGCCTTCGCGCCGAAGATAAACACCGGTGGATTGTGATCAAAGGCACCAAGACCGATGCCGGAGCGGGTAACAACTTCGAAGGGCGATTCCTCCCTATAAGCGAAGACCTCTATAACCAACTTATGGAGCTGCCCGAACCGTGGTTCGGCTTCAACTGCCGTCAATGGACGAACATCTGGCATGACACACAGGTTCGCCTTGGACTTCGCCCCCCTCGATCGGAAAAGAAGCGGGAAAAGCCCGAGAAGCCATTAGCCACCTGTTACGCCATCCGAGGAGCCCGCATCGAATATTGGCGAACCGTCCACAAAGTCACCGATGAGGTTTGGGCCTACCTCGCAGGTCATGAAGACCCCGATCTCACCCGAACGGTGTACGATAGGGTCGCGCTCGAAAGGATTGCCGAGCAACTTGGTATGTCAAGTTAGTATGTCAATCCAAAGGAAAAGACTAATGAAAACCCAAAATCAGGTTCAAAAAGTGGTGGAGGCTAGGGGACTCGAACCCCTGACCCTCTGCTTGCAAAGCAGATGCTCTCCCAACTGA